GAATAAAGAGTACCGTCTACTGTTCCTGTGCTTACTGCTAATGAGGCCCAGTCCTTAGAAGAACCACCTAGAGTGGCACCTGTCATTGAGGCTCCTTGTGACCATGCCTTAGCGGAACGATCATTAGTAGTCGCCCCATTTACCTTAGCTGAGTCCTGTGCCCATCCTTTAGCCGATCCACCTGTTGAAACTGCATCAGAGTTACCATCTCCCTGTGCATATTCCATTGCACTCGCTGATGATCCTGTAACAAATGCATCTAATGTTGTAGCCCATTCTTTAGCTGATCCTGTCGATACTGTTGTGCCAGTTGCATATTCTTTAGCTGAGTATTCCGCATCATCCACAGTAGCCGCAGTCCTAGTCGCCCAGTCTTTAGACGAACCCTCACTTGACACTCCTCTACCCTGTATACCAACTGCCCACTCCTTAGAAGACATACTCCCTGCGGAAGCTCCTCTAACATCTCCTGATGTATAAACAGCCCAATCTTTAGCAGAGCCTTCATTCTTATGGGTTGACACTCCAGTAGCCCATTCCTTTGCAGAAGCATCCGTAGCTGTGGTAGTAGGAGTTGTTGCTAGTTGTGCCCAGTTTTTAGCTGATCCACCTACAGCAAGTGTGCTACCTTGTGCATACTCCTTTGCGGAATACTCAGTTGTCTGAACATCATCTACAAAATCAAAAACAGTTGTTCCGTCTGTTAATGTAACCCACTCTTCAACTGTTTGAAGCTTAAGTGAGATATCATTAGCATTATCAATAATATTCAGAGCAGATGTAACTGCCAACTCATTACTACCTGCACCAATATATACTGGAGATTTACTCATAGATACCTTTTATATTCTTTCTATCATTGATAAAATAACAGAACATGTTTTTGTCGAAGTAACTTTTATAATATCACCTGTTAATACAGGAGTACCTGCATTATTTAATCCATTCTGTAAAACCATTTTGCCCGGTACAAGATCCACTGAACTATCTGCGGGTAATGGTATTGTGTCTGCCAGCTTAACTACTGTTGCATCATAATAAGCAGTTAAAGTAACAGTTACCTCCGCAGCTTCTGTAGAAGTTGATGCCACATAAAACCCAATTATAACTGAGTCTGCAGCAGCAGGTGTTGCATCATCACTCGATGGTGCTGTAAATACAGTTGTTTCGGTATTAGCTGGAACATTAACTGCATACCTCATATATCTTTCTGCCATATTAATCTCCTAAATGTTTAATCAGAAGGGTTGCTTTATTCAAGTGCAACCCTAAAAACTTGCCTTATTTCGTTTCTACGAACTCGTACAACTCAGCCGCCTTCTTCTTAATATCTTCTATAGTATAAGAATCGGGTTGAAGCTCACTCCAGAGCTTCATGGTTGCTTCACCCTGTTCTTGGGCAAGATCCCAAGCACTTGAGCAAGCATTCTGATTACGTTGTAATTGCTCTTGGAGATAGCTCTGTGCCATTTCTAAAAGCCTGAATCGTAGTTCGAATGGATTAGACATATTCTGTCCCTTTCTGTGTGTGTGTTGTGTATATCTGATTGTTTATCAATAGGTACAATCATAAACCTATAAACCCTTAATCTCCTAATATCATTTGATTTTTCCTAGCAACTCTTGTCATCATTGCCTCTAAAGTTTTTTCTGTATCCTGATCAATAACATTTGCATTTTCTAATGTCACTACACCAGAAGCAAAAGTTATATCACTTGTCCCAACTGTAGCCAATAAGTTATTTGATCCATCACTAACTGTTCCAGATAACTTTAGGTTTGATATAGTTTTGTTAGTTAAGGTATCTGTACTATCTATAGATGGTATTGTGAAGCTCGTACTATCATCATTATGAACCTTTAATCTCCAAGGATCTCCTGCAGTATCTGATTTAAGGACTGTGATTTCCCCTTCTGCACCAGTAAATGTAGCATGTTCAGCAGCAGTGCCTCTCCTAAATTGTATACTTACTCCCATTATCTCCTCACTATCATCCTATTTAAGTTTACCCCACCAGTTATAGAAGCAGGGTTTAATGGTTCAACACGATGAGCATCTGCTATAAGTTGCATTTTCTTATTCATAAAGTATCCACTCTTCTCAACATTCCTTAAATCATGCTCCTTTAAATATGCCCGTTCCAATGTGCCATACGTAAGTGCATCAACCCATACCGGATCTATATCACAAGTAGTTTTATAATCAGTACTTGCAACAACAAACACGTTATCCCCGTTAGTAATAGTTTCTTCTGTAGCGTCAAAAAGTAATGATGTATTATTATCATCAACTAAATCTGTTGACGTACCTACTATCCAACCTTGCAGTGTTGTTACTATTTTCCTTACTACAGGATTAGAAGGTGCTGTCGTATCTGTATATTGATACGGAACCTCGTCACTCATTCTAGGTGGGCGTGATGTGCCTGTTAACTTTAATGTTGCCTCCGCAGTTGGTATAGGCCAAACAGTTATAGTACCAGAAGATCTTTGATCAATTACAAGTGCTTGTGGAGTACCTGTAACAGTCCTCCAATCTTGTATGCTGTTATATAAAGGGTTCCCAAATATCTGGGTTACAGAAAACTCACCTTCTTTTGTACTCTCTGGGAGCCTTCCCTCTGCATTAAGGGATTTCATCTCAGAGGTAGTTACAACTGGCAGCTCCCTACCATCTATTGATCCACCACTTATATCCATAAGCGTAGAAGGAAGCGATATTTTATAATTAGTAGAATTAATAACTACATCATTATCTTCCACAGGCAACCTAATAGTCCTTACAAGATCTAAAACTGCATCATGAATATAATTATTTAATTCAGTCTTTGTCCAGCGAATATATTCTGTATCCTGAAGAACAGTCGTTACCCGTGACCTAATATCAACCAAATCAATCATGCAACTTCAACTCTTTCTAACTGTGCATTAACCTTATCCTTATCAACATTAGATGAATCAGGAGTTTTCAATACCTGTACGTTATATCTACAAACATCATAACCAACTAATGGTGAACCTTCCTGTGCCTGATGATACTTTCTTTCAACTGCATCCATAATCACATTAAAATGACCCGGAGGAATTGCCCTGCGAGAATTTCTAGGGAACCTCATTACCCAGTCATTCCATGTAATTGTAACTGGCCCCATCTGAGATGGATCATCACCATACCCAATTACTATAACTCCCCAACCCTCAGGTGTTTTCAAATCCTTCCCAACCTCCATAGCCATATCATTCTGGAAAGTTTTATGTACAGATACATTCTTTCTACGACCTGAATCGTACATTGGACTGTTAATCTGATGACCATATTCTCCTGTAGGAAGTAATCCTCCTGCTAATTCACCACTCATGTTGTTGCTCTCGTTTTAATGAAAAATAATATTCTGCCAGAAGTAGGAGGATCACTGCCTCTTAATCTGACTGTTAATCGAATCGTTTTATTAGATCCGTCCGGTGGAAGAAACATGGACTCTGGACGCTGCTGAAACGAATATGGTTCCTGCGGCAACCCAACCCATTTTAAATATAACTCCCTTTCTTCCTTTACTCTGCTCACCCTCCCTACACATATATCTGCTGCTACACCCAAGAATGGTTCAGTCAATACAACTGATATTCTTTCCGGTAAAGTATTCGGATAAAGATAGTGATCAAAGTAAGCATTGGTAATCAGAGTATCATTGCCACCATTAAAACTCTGATGGTTAATTTCAATTATACTTGTTTCCCTTATTGCTTCTGAGACAGGGGCAGGCGGAACCCACCCCTGAAATCGTTGTGTCATTCACCTCTATTAACTAATAGTGGATGCTCCACACTCGATACGATACAGCCAGTCTTCATTGAGGATCTGGCAAGCATACCAGCTCTTCCATCCAACTGAACCCGATTGCCCCAAAGGATCAGTAACTGCCGGTTGTGGCATTACGACCTTAGGAATCACAGCATCATAACCAGAGAGTGACACACACCCTATGCATTCTGCTGAGAAAATAACAACAGGATATACCTGTACAGTATTCCCTGATGGATTAGTAACAAGATTTAATGAAGCAATTGCTGCACCAATCTCTGTTGCTGCTCCTGCTTCAGCATAATTGCTAGTATCAGCTACAGTACCAGCCGTACTACCAAATGATTGGCCTGTATGACCGGGCACATAGCCACTGGTTTGAGTTTCAAGAATATTCGTATCTATCATCTCTGTTCCATCAGGTGTTTTACTAAATGGAGCTGCTTGAGTTGTAAGTACGAATCTAATAACTCCAACACTTCCGAGTTCTCCCGGTAACATTTGCTGACCATTATTACTGTACTTCACATAAGGAATGAAACCCGGAAGCTTCTCAATATCCTTACGTAAATCAGTATGACCTACAGCAACATATGCTTCAGGTACTGGTTCAGTATTATATTTGGGAGATGGAGTCATCTGCTTCGCAATCTTGCGAGCTTCATTATACTCCAATGTTCGGACTGCCGTATCAAGGATATTAGTAGATGAACCAGTAGTATCACCAGCCGTTCCACCAATCTCCGCATCTACTGTTGCACGTGAAGTACCACCAGCATATGCTGCCTGAGTACCTGCTCGTGCATGTAGAAAAGTAATGAAGTCCATCAGCTCGGCAGCCTGAATTGATTGCCGTTCTGTGACTTGCTGAATAATAGGATCAGTCGCTGCTGCAACCAAAACATCAGTGGTGGCAACGTATGAACCGTATTGGTTCAACTTTACCTTGATGATTGTCTGCAACAATGTGTCGGCTGGGGGC